TTTAATGTCCCACGGCCTATGAGTCTCCTGTTATTAGGAACGGCTGACGTGATAGCTCCAAAATATCCCGAGGCGATTGAAGCCGCAATACTGTCTCCATTTGGACTTAAAGGAATGATCGCCGCCGGACCAGACGTGAACCTGACGGGATTATCGTCGATTACCAGAGCATACTGCCAACTGGTAGCAGTCGTTGGAACTGCCGTGCAGAGCATTTTTATATAGTCGAAATAGATTCTCTTCGGGGCATTAGCCGATCTGGATTCGGCGTTCTTTAACATGAGAGATACACCGACGGCACCCGCTGTCTCCGCGAAGGTCACAATGCTCGTAGTCAAAGCAATTCCCGTATATGGGGTTGGGTTCGTCGCGACAAAATACGAGCCCTCATCAGCCAAGGCATGCTTATTACCGTGGAGGTTGATATTATATACCTCTCCATAACGACCGCCTCTTTCAATAATAAGATTTGCGTCTGGGTTCGCCTGGGGGATTCCCCTACTAACCCTTAATTCATTTCCCATTTTTAAACCTCCTTATGAGAATTTGTAAAAGAGGCACGGGCGAACCCGTGCCCCCTCGAATATTATGTTAATGCTGTATCCTTCCACATGAAGCCCAAATCAAGACCTGTAGCAACGGGATGAATCTTTTCCGCTGCCTCATAGACATCTTGATGTTTGGAATCTTCTCTCCAGGTAGTCACCCTGACTCCACCTGGGAATAAACCCGATCGGGCGATATAACCGGCGGCAGGTACTTTCAACCCGGCAGCAGGGGGACGATAGCAAAGAAACGCCATCCCTTTTGTGGTCGTATTTGCCCAAATCTGTGCAGCCGTAAAATCCGTCGCTGCCTTTGCTTCTTTAGCCGAACTATAAATAGCCGGTGCAACAATCACATCTTGAAGATCCAAAATGGATGCCACCAGTTCGGGACCGATAATGCCTCGCTGGGTGTATTTGATTCTATCGAGAACCGCATCACAACCCTTGACGCCAGCCCATGTTATCGAATCCATTAGCAGACAATTCGGCATCAGTCCTGTTGCCGATTGAATGGTGACCTTTCTTGCCTCAACATCGGTGAGAAAGGTATTGGTGTTTCCCGGAGGAATCCAGAGACCATCGGCATCCTCTCCGGTCGCGGCAACGGAAGACCAGACGGTGGCCTTGATGATAGCAGCGACAAGGATCTCTCTTTTCATCATGATTTTTTCCGTCGCAAAAGCGATGGCATCCTGATCGGGCTGAAGGGGAGGCCCACCCATTGCACCGGCAACCTCTCTGTCCTCATCCGTCACTTCTTTTGCAAAAGCGTATTCTTTGGGAATGACATCGATAAAGTCCACCGGATACCCGCCTCTGGCGGCATCACTTCCGGGACCCCTCATCTGTGCCTCATCACGAAACCAAGCTCCCTTGAGGTATCGGGCGATCTTGGCTTCTGGAGGGCAATTATCAATCATTGCGAAAACTCGATCGGCTACATAGATCGGATTCCTATACTGCACGCTCACATTCGCAAGAATGGGAGGGACTGCTGTTTTATTTAAAGGTTGACCCATTTTTAAAATCCTCCTTTTCTTAAAAGTTTTTAAGTTCTTCTTATACCTTGACGGTCAATGGGCAAAGAAGCACGGAACAGAGATCATCTTCCGCATCTGATGGGAAAACTACGATCCCAACAGGATATTGCGTTGTGGCTGCGGCTTTGACTTTCCCGGAATCCCCAACATCGTCAACCCATTCGAGAGCCACGATAATTTGCGCTGCCAATGCGGCATTTGCAACGGCCTTTGAAACTCCACCGCAACCGAGCAAGGCGACAACGGCCTCTTCATTGGTATTCGGTGCATTTTGAAGAATCCCGATTGGGATGGCAGTTACAGCGGTCAATGGAAGGGTGACCGTATTTGACGAAGCGTGTAGGCACACGACCTTGTATTGGTGTGTCCTTAAATCTGTTGATGCTTTAAACGACATGCAAATTCCAAGTTTTTCGATAGCCATGACTTTTTCCTCCTTGGTTTATTTTTTTAATTCTTACTTCTTTTCCCGATTCTCAGTCAGTTGATCGGAAATCTTTTTAGCCAATTCAGGATTCTCTTTCTGGGCCTCGATCAAGGCGGTTCTGTAGTCGAGAGATTTATCGGCCTTCATCTTTTCCTTGACAACGGCCTCCAGTTTTGTTGCCGGATCCTCTTTCACATTATCTGTGATGGGCGGGATGGCATCCTTGACTACAGTCTTCTTCCCGTCCTCAAGCAAATCCGAATGCCTTGAGGCCATCGTTTCCTTTTCTTTCTTGAGAACCAGAATGGCCGCTTCGGGTCCCGTGGTCTTCCCATCATATTTCAGAGAAACGATCAAGGTCTCGTGTCCGGGGATCAACTGATCCTCAACACCCATGATTCTTTCTCTTTCTCTCTCTGCACCGGAGAGTTCACCCTTTGTCACACCTTCGGAAAAACCTTTCTCGAAGGCTACTTTCTCGATTTCTCCGATAAATTCCGGATATCCCTTTATCAGGCTTTCTTTGGTCACGAGTTCCATTTGAAATTACCTCCTTTTAAATTATTTTTCTTATGGATAAATCTTCCTGCACGTTCGCCCTGATCGTACGGGGTGAATTGTCCCATCCCAGAATATCAATCAAATCGGAAAATGACTTCACACCGTCCGCCAATCCGACATCGATTGCTTGCTGTCCCATAAAAACCTTCCCTTCCGCCATGGAAAGGGCTTTCTCTTCCGAGACCCCCCGGTTTCGTGCAACATTATTTACAAAAACAGAATAAATATGATCTACCGCCTCTTGGAGAGTGGCCCTTCCTTCCTCCGTCAATGGAGCATACCGTGAGGCAACTCTCTTATATTTACCTGCAACGATCTCTGTCGTCTTAACCCCCATTTTCTCTTCAGCCTTTGAAATATCCACATGAGCCGCCACAACACCTATCGAGCCGACTTGAGTCGTATCGCCGGAAATATAAATCTTCTCCGCTGCCGATCCTATCCAGTAAGCCCCTGAAGCCATCATCCCATCCGTGTAGGCCATGATCTTTTTCTTATCTTTGCACCGTGCCTCATAAATCGTGTTTGCCAATTCTTGAACTCCATCCACCGATCCCCCAGGACTATCAATCGAAATTAAAACAGACTTGACTACAGGGTCGGCCATCGCCTTTTTAAAGTCTCTCTCAAATAACTGAGTTGAAGTTCCTCCCGAGAAGTGGGTGAAGAGGTTCATCCGTTTTGAGATCACGCCTTCAAGTGGCATCACGGCCACCCCGTTCTCTATGGTATATCCCTCTTGTTCTTCGTCGGCCTCACCCATCTGACCCTTGATTGCTTTGAAATCAACCTTCTCGCGCTTTAAATGGTGATCATAGATGTCGATTATCTCGCAAAGTTTTGCCGGAACAATCAACCAGGGTTCGGTCAGGGCATCAAGGGTTTTAGGATACATTTTCATCTATATTTCCTCCTGCAGGTGCCGGTGCGAATGGATTCGGACTTTTCTTCTGGAATTCCATTCCTATCTTCCCCATCATCTCTCTTTCTTTCTTAATTCTTGGATAGTTGGCCTCAAAATCTCCTCCGGTGAGCGTCACCGTTTCCTCATCAAGGGTCGTAAGCCCAAGTTGCAATCTCTTCTCCGCAGCATCAACCTCTTTTAGCGGGTCGATCTGCGAAGGTGCATCTCCGATCCAAATCGCACCACAATAGGCCCTTCTCAAAAGAGGATCAGAAAAGAATCCCGGAGCTGATATTCTCCCCAGGGCAATTCCCTCATGAAGAAAATTCTCATAGACGATCTGGCAAAAAGAGGAGGCAAGCCATCTCCTTCGACCTCTAAAAAACCTCCATGCCTCCAAGAGTGCGGCTCTGGATGCAGAATAAGAGGCAGAAAAATGTCCGATCAATATTTCAAAGGGAATTTCAAGGGCTACTCCGACTTGCTCAAGAATGGCTTTGATGAACGGGTCAAAGGCCGTGTTTGGTCTCTTGGGGTCGGCTGTCTCGATTGATTCGCCAGGACGCAACCCAATTAGAGCCCCGTTACCGAGCTTGATGTCTTTATCTGAGCTGCCTACAGAACCTTCAACCGTGGAATCCCCTTGCATAGCTCCCAATGTGGGAATGCCAAGATCGGTTTTTATGAAGACCGTGAACAATGCTGAAACGACCGTCCCCATCAATTCGGCTTCGGTATATCTGCCAAGCTGTTTTAATGTTTCGATGACTGGAGCAAGATAAGGAACACCTCTTGTCTGGCCAGGCCTTAAAGTCCGGTAATTGTGAATCACGTTTCGGAGGCCGGATTTCTCACCGAAGGCAGGAACAACCGTCCAGGTATAGCCAGAGCGATAAAGCCAGTTGCCGGGATGCTGGTCCATGATGTGATAGTTTATAGGAGATCCAGATCCATCTTTTTCGACGCCTCCAGAGAGTCTCTCGGTATCTTTGGCAAAGTCTTTATTACAAATCCTATCGGCCTCGATGACTTGCAGCCTCAATGAATAGGGAAAGTCTCTTCTCTTTTCCCGGCCAATCAAAGTGAATACGTCCCCATTTTCAAGATATTGCCGGAAGACCAAATCCTGACTGTCATAGAAGTTCTGTGTTTTTCGGATATCGCAATAAGTCTGGTTCTCTGCCCACATCCTAAATTCTCGTTCGGCATTTGCTTCCCAAGCATCGGCCTGCTCGTCGTTCATTTTGAGAATTTCTCTATCCGGGCGGGCTTGGAGTTTCAAACCTGTTCCCACTATGTTCGTCACCGCCGTATTGATGGCGCCACCAGCAAGGGGATTGTTTCTTACGAGGTCTCTGGATCTCTCACGAAGGGTTTGAAGGTCTGGGAGAAGTGCGGAATCTGCATCTTGAGGAAGGACGGCCCAATTCTGAAGTGCTCGACGGGAGGTGAGAGCGCCCGTATAAGCCCCCGTCAAGGCCATGAATGACCTTGCCCGTTGCCTTTGGGCACCCTTGATCGGATCGAAATAACCAATGACCCGGTCGATGAGATTTGTTTTCGCGGGTTCTGTCATGGTATGGGTGTTATCGCGACTACACGGATTCCTCCATTACTCAATCGATAAATCTCTTCTGCCAGTTGATCCATCTGCTTTCTGAGATCCATTGAACGGGGCCTCGAAACAGACCTACCGCCAATTCCATACGATTCCGCTGTAAGGGCCTTTAAATAAGCAACTCTCACGGCGGTGTACTCTTCTTGGGCCTGGGCGAGGGTTCTTGCCATAGGTTTAATAAATTAAACAAAAGGTTTACATTTGGGGTAGCAGTATATTAAACGAAAGGTAAAGTCAAGGCAAGGAATGTGCTGTAATTAGTATCAAAACCATAGTAAAATGGTATCAAAATTGAGGTTTTTTGAGGTTTTTTATCCACCTATCTATTTCTAATGGAGAGGCAATCGGTTTTTTTGTTTCTGGCAAACGATGAATCGGAAGTTTACTTTTGGCGACGTATTTCCTCACAGTGCAGACATCACATCCAATATATCCGGCGATATCTTTCCATCCGTAAAGCCAACCGCTCACGACTTGTTTACCAAACTCTTTTGGAAAAATGCGAGTTTCATTTTTAAGATACGGTTCCATTTTCCTTTCCTTTTTCATTCCACTCCTTTTGAGATCGTTCTTCTTGTATTAGATTTTGTGCCAATGCCACTAAAAATTTGTAGGCCATAACAATCTCTCTCGGCCAAAGTCATTGCAATGATCGTCCCATCGAGATGATGGTTTCTTCCTCTTCTCACCCATTCCCAATTTCCTTTTTTATCCCGGACTTCTTTTTCTGCAAGGATGTGTTTTATATAATCACCCTCGGTCCGAGAA